CCGATCCTTCTTTTGATCTTATTACTTTATCATCCCCTAAAGAGTGTGAGAATCCGAAATCTATTAATTTTATAGAGCATGCATCTCTATCATACATGACATTATCCAATTTTATATCTTTGTGAGTTATCCGTAGGGAGTGACAATGTTTTACCGTTAATAATAGAGAGTGAAATATGCCCTTGTATTCTTTCTCAACGTCAAAAAACTTTGTATGATTATCTCCCATTCTTTGTACTATATCGAATAGATTATCACCTTTTATATAGGGAAAGAATAGAAGAATGTGATTTTTTATAGTGTTGATCTTTGTAGGATTTTTAAATATAGATCTCTCTCCTTCATAATCCTTCTCCTTTATAAACATATGGGATATTGGTGGGATGATGTTTGGATGTGGGGATAGATCTAAACAGATATTCAATTCATTGACGATGTATTTTAAATCTGAATCACCCTTGTTTAATTTTATCACCAATCTTATATCATTATCAATGTCACAAAAATACAATGAGCTAAAACTATCACATACCATTAACGTTGACATGGAATGAAATACAACTTTTTTTCCTTCGACGTCATATGTCTTATCACCGGTCTTTAAAAAATTTAAAAACTTTTCATATATCATATCTACATCGTTTTTGTATCGTTCATGATCTATATATTTTAATTTATCCGCTTCGCTGTATATCATCTTGTTCAAATTATCTTCATCTCTAAACATTAATCTAACGTTAATATTTTTATCACTGTACATGTACTTGTCAGACTCTGCCAACATTTTTACTCTAAATTTTAAATATTGGTAATATAGTAAATTTGGTATACACTCAGTTAAAGTTGCAATCTACTTATTGATAATATTATATTCATAATATTATAACGTTGTATTAAAATATCGTTTTTAATCAAGTGTGTATACCAAATTGTATTTTATAGACCAAATTCATTAGTCTTTATCGCTGAGAAACACTTGTGATCCTTTGGTGTATCACATATGGGAATGTAACGTTCATAATATATATCTTTTAATTCTCTACCCTCGCATAACGCCCTTTGAGCATCACTTACCCTAAATTGAGATCTACTATTTTCTATTACGGAGATTGCCTTTTCGGAATCGTATCCACACATATTTTTTAATATATGAACGGTGGCAACATTGGTCCTTCCATTTCCTCCCCAGCAATGAAGGTAGATGTTTTTTCCGGGATTTGTTGATAGATAATCCGTGACTTCGTTTATCAATTTATATCCATTCTCCTGCGTCAAATATCCTCCGTCTGCCATAGGGATGTGTAACAATGTAAAATCAGACAAATCATAATCCTTATCAGTAAAGAGCCATTCTGTTGTATCATCCCTAGGATTTGCAATGGTTTTTTGTGGACAATAATTTATCATCTTTCCATTTTTCAAAGGATCGATCAGTAATGTGACTATCATCCCTATATTATGGTCTCTCAAGATCTTTAAAGAATCATTAAACGCTGGGATACATCCTCCATACAACCATGTAATATTCTCATCTTCTAACTTGAAAAATCCTTTAATCTTGTCATATTCAAATAATTGCGACTTTGTAACTAGACCTCCCATGATATTTTTATCAATATAATGCTTGTAATATTTTTTATCAATATTTACTCTTGTAAAATTTAATGTAAACTTAATATGTATATTTATAGAGATTATAAAATCAGTTTTAATATGTATATGAATATTATTTCATCGTTGAACAAGAATATTATTTATAATCTTTATAAATATATTTGTGATAACGTCAATCTATGTACAAGCTATGCATATGTCTTCCGAACAAGACATGATCTTATCACCCTTCATAAATCGTTTAGTTTGTTTGTTGCTTATAGATATCGAATCGATCGAATAATTGATAGGGTCGAGTTTGGACTTTGTTCTTAGATAATACATTCCGGTCTTTGCGCCACTCATCCACGCATGTTTATGTTCTGATAAGACCTTATTGACGGTCACAGGTTCCATATGAATGTTCATAGACATGGCTTGACATATATCCCTTCCTGCATCGGTTGCCATATCTACTAATAATTTTTGCGGGAGTTCAAAACATGTGAGATACTTTCTTTTTAATTTATTAAGGACGTCTTCGGAGATTGATATACCACTATTATCCAAACATTCATCGATGTGTTGAATACTACCCTTGTTCTTTATGATATTGATCACGACCTCATTATTCCATATTCCCAAATCCAACATATCCTTTACCATATACTTGTTCTCAATAACGAATTGACCACTAAGAACTGACCTTGCATAGATTTGTTGAGTATATGGTTCGAAAGATTCATTGTTTCCCAAGATTTGTGCAGAGGAGGCTGTTGGCATTCTAGCCAACATTAGACTGTTATGAGCTCCATATTTCATAAGGTCGACTCTCATATTATTCCATCTCTCCTCACCATAGTAAGAATTGGAATATTGACTCTCTATGTTCATCTCTTTACTAATCTCATGTAATCTATCATATGTCATCGATCCATCATAAAAATGTTTAAATCTTTGTCTGTCCATCATATAGATCTTCTCCATATGCCAAAGATCTCTTTGGAAGAGACCTCTACTAAGATGAGATCCTTCAAAGGTAGTATAAGATCCATGTATCTTTGCCAACGCTATAGACTCTTCCATACATGCCATATACATAACCTCTGCGATGTTTTTGTTGATGATCTTTGCCTCTTCATCTAACCAACTAACATCCAACTCTAAATATAGATCGGCCAATCCTTGAATACCTATAGCGATGGGTTTATTTCTAAGATTTGCATATTTAATCTCTGGGACCTCGTCAGAATAAAAGTTTCTAATGATGACCATATTCATGTTTCTCATGCATCTTCTGGTTTTTTGATACATCAACTCGTAATCCACAACCTTTTTACCATTATCTATCTTTACATATCTATTGACACACACACTGCATAGATTACAACTGGCGATTTCACCCATAACTTCGATAGATCCATCTGGTTTTAACTTTGTTGGTCTGATAAATTCATTGATCTCAACGCATAGGTTACTACATCTAATGGTTCCCAGATTTGTCTGATTATTTTTTCTGTTGATATTATCCTTATAACACATGAATGGCATACCCGTCTCTATCTGTGAGATGACCAATTCTATCATGATCAACCTTGCCGACATCTGTCTCTTATATACCTTTTTTCTCTCCAACTCTAGGTACAACTCTTCAAATTCATCACCGTATACATTATATAGGTTTTTTCCACAGGCTAATTTTACCTTGTTAGGACAAAATACACTCCACATCTCATCGTTGATGACTCTTCTCATAAAAAGATCGCTCAACCATACAGCAAAATATGCATCCTTTACTCTTGTCTCTTCGTTACCCTCTGGACGTTTTGCCTGAATAAATTCAATGATATCTATATGCCAATCAGATAAGAAATTAGTTCCACTTCCCTTCCTCTTTCCTCCTTGATCCACAGAATTTAATACATTCATCTCAATCTTCATCCAAGGAACTATACCTGATGAATCACCAGAACCATCGATCTCTGAATGTCTCAATCCATCAAAAGAAGTTCCTAATCCTCCACTTCGTCTAGATATCTCTGCTGCATCGTGCCAAGATCTAGATATGGATGACATATTATCATCTGGTGCCTTTAAAAAACAGGATGCCAATTGATGTGACTTTAATCCACTATTGAAGAGCGTTGGTGACGCTTGAGAATATAGACCATTGGATATATCATCGAACATCTCTTTTATATCCTTCAATGATTCAACCTCTATTAAATCGTTCTCGAATCTCGATTGTTGATACCACAAGTATACTGCCACCCTCATCAACATATATTGTGGACGTTCACATACTTTTATTTTTCCATCTATCGTTGTCTTTATAAGATAAGACTTGATAAGGGTCTTTACACTAAATACATTGTACTCAAAATCTTTGGTATAATCTATCATAGCGTTTATCGCTTCACTGTGTTTTTTAACAAATTCATAAAAACCGGCATGTAACTTGAAAGATATCTCATCACAATACTTTGAAAAGGTTGGTTGTGTCGTCTCGTATAGGTTGTGCATACACAATCTACCTGCTAATAAACCCCATTGTGGATTACTAATCTCTTTACTAGATGCGATAAGAGACATCTCTTCGAATGCTCTAGGTCTATCTAGATCTTTCATCTTTCTACACTCATCTTCAAATAGAGTAGTATCTATAAATGGAAGATCAAAAGAGTATACGTTGACGAGGTGCATATAATCATATAACATCCCATTATTAACATCACGCAACAGATCCCTTAACATGGACGAAAATTGTGTCTTTGTATCCATCCTTACCTTTATATCTTTACCTTACTTTTTATATCTACTTACTGTATTAATATTTTATGAATAGAGTATGACGTTGTATGAATAAATGTGATCTTAAATGTGACGTGTATATGATATGGGATTGGATATGTTATATAATATATTCTTATATATAAGATATATTAAACCATAAAAAATTTTATTTTTCTTACACCTGTTATTTTTATTTGATAATAAAAATATTAACGACGTGAGACGTTTACATCGATATCATATTATGTTTCTCTGTAGATACGTCAGCACCACTATAGGTCTCTGCAATCTCTGAATAATCTGAATCATTTACCATAGTCAAATTTTTGACCTCCTCGTTATTTATAGATAGATATGCTCCCAACTTATTTCTACCTCCACCCTTACTATTTATATTTGGAATGGCTAATGATGGATAATGTTGATCCATCTCATTAGTTTCATTATCTCTGTAATCTTGTTGAGACGATGATGGATATTGATCATTAGAGGATATTTGAGGGTAACGTTGAGGAGGAGGTTGTTTAGGATAATGTTGCTGAGGAGGTTGACCGGGATAATTTTGTTGAGGTGGAGGTTGTTTAGGATAATGTTGTTGAGGAGGTTGACCAGGATAATTTTGTTGAGGTGGAGGTTGTTTAGGATAATGTTGTTGAGGAGGTTGTTTATAATGTTGAGGTGGTTGACCAGGATAACGTTGAGGTGGGGGTTGTTTGTAATGTTGAGGTTGAGGTTGACCCGGATAATGTTGAGGTGGAGGTTGTTTATAATTTTGTGGTGCTTGAGGTCTTGTGTACTCTTCTCCAGGATAACCACTAGGGCGAGGTATATCATATCTTTGCGAAGGAGGTTGTTGAGGATAAGGAGGTCTATATTGTGGTTGTTGAATTGCTCCTTGTGGTGGAGGTAATCCTTGTTGTGATCGTTGAGGTACTCCTTGTGGTGGGGGTAATCCTTGTTGTTGTGAAGGTCGATATTGTGGTTGTTGTGGGGGTAATCCTTGTGGGGGTAGACGTTGTGCGTGATAGTAATTATCATTTAACGTTAATAAACAATTAAATGTGTCTAGAGCCGATATCAACTTTATCTTTGTTGGATATTGGTATATACTTGTGTTTGCCTTGGACTTACCCACATTTGATCTATGGAGTAACGTCATACTAATATTTGTATTAGGTATGGTGTACAGGGATTTTTTATCATCTCTTGATAGATTGATAAATAATGGATCTTCAGTATCTCTCGGAATAATCCAACGTTGAGGAGGTAACTTATAACTATCCTTCAACGTTCTGGTCTGTAGATTTTCCCAGACCAAATTTTGTAGATAGGTTTTTTCTGGTTGACTATACCTGATGGGAACTATAGCTATGACGTATCTCTTCTCTTCATTGGATGTTTGGTCTTTAACATGAGCGACGTATATAGCAGAATTGTTAATCTCGTCTATCTTTACCCTTATAAAGACTAGATTTTCAAATAGTTTATTTATCAACTCTCTCATACCTCAAAATATAAAGTTAATCTCTTAATAAATATCAATGTATTATTAAACGAAAAGACTTGTCTATATAGAATAACATCAAAGAGATTAAAAAAATTAGTAATGTAATGATAAAAGTTGGTAATGTAGTGATGATATTTTTTAAGGTTTTAAAAAATTTATTTATTTGGTATTAAAAATCTACAACGCAGTCTGCATATCGATATCCGATGGAATGGCCCATGCGTTCTTCTTCTTGACGTACTCTAAAAATTCTTCATTTGTATACTCTTTTCCATCAAACTCCATCTTCTCTACCTTTCCATTTTGAACGGTATTTGCATATGTATCAACGTCGTGACCAAGAATGAAATTGTACTTTTCTCTCTCCTCAGATCTCATCACACCCAAATTCTTTATATCTGAGAGGTTTTTTGATAAGATGGTGCCAATGTATTCGGCGATGATAGACTTTGGATTCATCTCCTGTTTAATGTCCATAGGACGTTCCTTAATGTTCTCTGCAAAATCGTCGCTCTCAATGTCTTCAATATACTCATCCTTTAATGGATCGGCATCACCTATACAATTTGCAAAATCCAAAAATTCAATGATCTTTACACTCTCCCTAAAGAACAATCTGTTTTGTACTAGATCTTTTTTGTCAACAAATGATTGCTGAGATTCGGGAACGTCAGTCTTATTGACGCTTTGATCCTTAGTAATCAAAGCCAACCTCTCTTCAATGAATTTAAATTGTTCGAGTCTTCTCTCCTCTCTCTTCTTTGGGTCCAACTCGCTAGACTTTGACCCCCAATACAAAGGTTGAAGGTAGTACAAAAAATCCTTGAAAAATGTTACAACGTGATTATCCCATTGGGTTGGAAGTGGGAGAGGAAGATCAGTTCCACAATCATCAATCATATTTTTTAAATCTTTGGCCTTCTCTACTAAAAAGAATGGCATCTTGATCAATTCGCCACCGTAATCTAAGGTTATCATCTCTCTCTCTTTTTGAGATTTTCCCTCAACGTCTAATCCTTTAAGATATCCATTAAGTTGTTCGGCAACGTCGTTATCGATAGAGATAGTTCCGCAATACATATTTATAAAATCTAAAAGTTAAAGTCTTTGGTTATGATGTAAAGTTTGGTTATAATGTAAATATAGTCAAGTATTATTTGGTTAATTAGATACTAATATTTGGAGTTGGATGTTTGATATAAATTTATCTTATCAAACAATAAAAAATCAATTTTGTTAACGTTATTATTTTATTATAAAAAATAATATTCCTATACGTTGTATCTTGTATAGACGTACATATATTTTAACCTGTAAAATATGATAAGATTTTATA